GTTCAAAGTCCCGCTCTAAACATTCTGTTATAAAACGAGTCTCTGCTATTGCTCCTATGCGTTGTTGTTTTGATGAGGGCATGGTGAGGTCTTTTGTGTCATAGAGGTATGCAAGGGTAGTGTAACTATCGTATTGTATCTCGTCCATTGTTAATCTCTATATTCCCAACTAATTAGGTAAGCTAGAAACTTCTTTAACAGATCAATGTCATCTTTAACTTTACCCATTGATTGATTACATCTGTTACATAACAAACCTCTTATCTTTCCTGTCTTGTGGCAGTGGTCTACATCTAACAATCTTTTATTACCGGGACTCTGACCGTGCCTATCACAGATAGCACACTTACCCTTCTGTTTCTGTAGCATAACATCATAATCTTCAGGTGTTATTCCGTACCTAACTTTCAGATGTTGCTTACGACACAATGATTTGAAGTGATCTGAGTTTTCATCCATCCACTTGCGTTGTTGTACACGCCTACAATCCTTACAAGTTTTTCTGTATCCTGTTTTAGATTTCTTACAGCGTGTAAACTCTTCAAGTGTTTTGGTCTCTCCGCATTTAGTACAAGTATCTGTCTTCATATCAATGAGTCTCCGCCCATGTTGTGCCTACTTTGTACTCACCGTCGAGTTGTACATTCAGCTTCAGTTCTTTACCAGCTACACGAATAGCTTTCACTGCTAACTTACCGAAGTCTTCTGCGTGTTGTGGTATTACTTCTGCTTGGAACTCGTCGTGGATGTTAGCAACAAATGCGTACTCTCTACCGTGCTGCCACTTACTCTTACCGAGTGCATGATATAACTGTATCAAAGCTACCTTCATACACACAGCTCCGGCTGATTGAAGTAACATGTTCAGTGCTGCGTGGCTACTTCTAATCCGTAATAGTCGACCGTCCAATCCTGATAATACACCACCGTGTTCCACTTTTCTTTTGATGTCTTGTTGTAGTCTATTCAGAGCTGGTAGATTGCTAAGGAATTTACGCTTTAACATCTGTCCATCTCTAGCTGTGCCTCCTACGATGTCTCCAATCTTTGCATCACCTGCTCCGTATAGGAAAGCATAGATGAATGTCTTAGCTTGGTCCCGTGTCTCCAGTCCAGCAGCTTGTTGATTAGCTGTGTGTATATCTCCTTCTGTTACGATCTTACCGTACTCTCCTCTGTCGTAGAATGCTAAGTAATGTGCTAACATCCGTAGCTCCAAACCACTAGCATCACATCCAACCAACTTCATACCACTACCCGCACCGAATAAATCCCGACACTCTTCACCATACGGTACACGACAAGCAGGAACCTGTGCTACATTTGGATTGCTGTGTGTACACCGCCCAGTCACCGCTCCATTTGTATTCACTGCTCCGTGTATCCGTCCGTTCTTAGCCAGCTTCAACCACGCTTGTTCTCCCTCTGCTAACTGACCAAGTCTTTTCTGTACTAATAGATAGTCTAACAACTTAGCTGCTATTGGATGATCTATCTTCTTCAGTACTCCTTCATCCACTTTAGGTGTGGTAGCATCTTGTTCCTTTGGTAGATCGTATCCAAGGTCAGCTAATGCAGCTGCTATCTGTTGTCGGGAACCAGGGTTGAACAGTGTAGTCTTTTGTTTGTTGCCCGTCTTGACTGCATCGTTAACAAGAGATTGTTTTAGTCCGGCATCTTTCAACACTAACTTTAACTTTGCTTTAGTCGGTGCTGTGTGTCCTTCAACCGTCCAACCAGCAGGACTCTTCATCTCTTCCACCTTGGGTGCTACCATCTGTTGCAGTTCGTCTTTCAACTCAGCACGAATAGATGTAAGCTTGGCTGTTAGTCTGTCTGCTTTATCAAGATCAAAGCTGAAACCGTGTCGTTCCTGTTGGGATATGATAAAAGCAAACCAGTGCTCGATAGCTATCATCTGATTGCTTGGCTCTTGCTTGATTAGATAATCGTACAACAACTGTGTAACTATACAGTCTCTCTCGCAGTACTTCCGCATCTCCTCGTTGTAGTGATCGAACGCACCGTCCTCTTCTCCGTATGTCAGCTTCGTAGCTTTACCCATCCGGTGTCCCCAAGCTTTCAAGCTGTGACTGCCTACAAGTTTAGGATCGAAGTTGTTCCGACCGAAGTCCTCGTTGCGTAGGTCAGAAAAGATACAACGACTCATCACCAATGTATCTACTACTTTAACCAGAGGTGGAGAGAATCCGTACAGCTTCTTCAAAGCAGGTATATCAAACTTAATAACATTGTGTCCGACGATACGGTCTGCTTCTGCTAGTGCTGTCAGTCCACGGTGTATACTATCTCCAGCAAAGGTCACCATCTTAGGAGTCATTGGATCGTACACCGACAAGCAGTGTACAGTGTGTAAGTCCGTCAGATTAGTGAAGTCCTCAAGAGCATTTGTTTCTATATCAAAGAATAGTGTTCTCATTTTTTATTAGAAGGTTTCGATAGATGTTTCTTCACGCTTTCCCTGAGTCCGTCAAACTCTTTATCATCAGGCATCAACTCTTGAGCTAGTGCTAACAAGAATGTTCCTGTATCATGTACAATATCTGGATTAACCAGGTCCTTGAAATCTTCTTTTTCACAGCTCAATGATATAGTTCTGATGTAAGTAGCTGCAGCAAGTATACCAAACACCTGCTTCTTAGTTATAGTAGTGTTCATGCTTCCTCCTCCAATACTTTACTCATCTTTCCGAACATAACATACAGCTCTTCGTTGTCCTGTAGATATTTCTTTAAGACTTTACGAAGCACTGCATTGAACTCTTCGTGTCCGAATAAATCTAATTCTTTGTAGGTATCCCTGAAGTATTTACTGTTGTGTTGGAATGCTCCGTCTTGGAACCTCAAGTAGTTTACTAGCTCTGCCTGTGCACCGTTAACCATAGCACTTGCAAGGAACTCTATCTGATTATCTGTTAGTTGTTTCATTATTTAGAATGGTTCATTATTGTTATTTGTTTCTTCATTGAAGGTACTCGCCCTCTCTTCCTCGGTGCATCGTCCGGTGTCTATGTTGTAATACAACGTACTACAGTGTCCGGTCTCACCGCTGAATCGATTCTTCAGTACTCTTACTTTTGTTTCATTGGATAGTCTGTCGCTTTGTTGGTTGCGTTCCAATCCGATGACCATGTCCGATAGCTGTGCGATTGCTTGGGACCCTCGGAGGTGATGCAGACTTACTCGTCCACCCTCTTCATGTCCGGTATCCACACGCTTCAAGTGACTGACCAATACCATACCACACCCTGTCTCTTCAACAAGAGATCGTAGCTTGGTCATTGTATTATCTATCAGTCTGCGTTCATCGTCTCCTTGTATACCACTAACAACAATCGAGAGGTGGTCCAAGAATATCCATTTACAATCGAAGCCCTTGATCAGATACCTAATCTTAGATAACAGATTGTCACTCTCCATACTACCGAAGTGATCGTAGGTGTAGAACTTACCGTTACCCACAGTCCTATCGAACGCAGGTTTCAGTTCCTTCTCATCTAACATATCATCATCGAGGTGTAGTGGTTTGTTCATGTGGATACCCATGATACCCAACGCTGTACGCCTGACGGATTCTTCAAGAGCTATGTAACCAACAGTCTCACCCAGTCCTAACAGATGGTGTGCGATCTCACGACAGAACAGACTCTTACCGATACCACTACCAGCAGTAACAGTTACAAGTTCTCCTAGTCTCATCCCGTGTGTTATGTGGTTCAGTCCGATAAACGGATACGGTTTGCTTTTGTGTACCTCCTTCTGAGAGATAACATCCCACAACTCCTTACCGTTTACGATGCCGTCCGGTCTGTACTCTCTTGCATCAAACAAGCACTGTACTAACTCTTTACTTCTGTTAGCAACAAGCATGTCGTTAGCATCCTTTAGTGGTAGCTCTGCGATGTGTGCTTTACCTGGTGTTAAGAGTGCTGCACATTCCGCTGCTCCCTTCCGTCCGACATCATCCATATCAAAGCAGAAGACCACTTGATCGTATCTGTCTAACCAATCGATAGCTTGTGCTATGAACTTCTTGGCTGCTCCTGCTCCGTTAGGTACACTGACGACTGGCCACTTGTTATCGAAAGCTTGGCTGATACTCAACGCATCCACCTCACCCTCACACACAACCACTCGTCTGCCTCCGTCTCGCCACAGGTGCTGTCCGTACAATCCAATCAGCTCACCTCTAACTCTGAAACTTTTGTCAGCAAACCGTAGCTTTTGTGCACATGTCTTGCCGTCTCTTGTTTTATAGTTAGCGATCTGTACAGGTTGACCATCCACCACACCCATCCAATATCCCCACTTCCGACAAGTATCTTCAGTTAGGTTTCTTCGGGCGATTGCTTGAGGTGATCCGTTAACAAACTCTCTCGGTGTTGGTTCGCTCACTCGTCCTCCTCCTCCATCGTGACGGTTGCAACTGAAACAGTGCCAGCTTCCGTCGTCGTTAGTGGCTCTTGCATCACTTGATCCGCACTTTGGACAGGGTTGGTGTGTGTTTGTGAAAGCCATGATTTTGGTATAGTTTTATGTGCATATATTATGTTTTTCTTTTCGCACCAGCGGGCGTAGGTAGTGTTGCTTCCTTTCCGTATCTTGTTGTAAGCATTCATAAATACTAGTCGGATGTCTAGGTGTGGATGTTGTTGACGGACTAGTAGATGCTTCGTTCGATCCTCCACCGTCCATACACCCTTGGCTTCAATGATGATGCCGTTGGGTAGTATGAAGTCGGGAGTGTAGGTAGCTATCTTTTGATATTCTAACTTTACTGTTTCGTACTCAAAAGCAACACCACTACGATTAAGCTGGTTAGCTAATGTTTGTTCGAATCCAGAGCGGTACTTAGAAGTTGGCGATGACCTCTTCTTCCGTTTCTTCCGCATCGAATCCACCCTCTAAGTTTTCACCGCCATTTACAAATCCTTCTTCTTCAGTAGTGAATCCGAACGCAGATGCTGCGATGCTGGACACTCCACCTTCTCCAAGTTTAAGGACTTGTACTGCTT